CGGGCTACAACATGTTGGGTGCTGTTATGATAAAGGAGGATAGTGGGCTCATCGTTGATTCCGCCACCGGCCTATTATCGCTGGATCCTGATTTCGGCGGCAAGGGTAAGATCTATTACGCTGGAACGGGTTTGCAATTATTGAACCAACCTAACACGGAGGACACGCAGAACCAGTTCGCAGTGAAGTTCGGTAATGCCAAGGGCACCGTGCTTGAAGGAGACAAGCTATACGCCGCCACATGGTGGGGGCAGAAACTCAACTCCAACGGGATAGCTACCGGGGCTATGACTGGCGTTCCGAGCATCAACAGCCTTATATACCTTAACAGCGACAAGACGTTTGACGTGGCCAAGGATAAATCAGCGCAATGGGTCCGTTTCTCGGGCGGGAACTCGATTAACGGAATGACCGGGACGAACGCCGTGCTGTCCAACCTGTATCTCAATTATAAGGACGCTAGCCATTATGTCAAGGTGGACGCCAATGATAACGTTCTGGCTACCGGTGATATCGTTGCCTACGCTACCGGTAATTATGATATCGTAAGCCCTATAGCCGGTACCGGAGTGTTAGGCATGGTCAAGGTCGGGAACGGCCTTAATATAGCTACGGATGGAACGCTGAGCGTGGCGGGTGATGTCGGTGGTAGCGTGTCTGGTATAACGAAAACAGGAACCGGGAACGCCCTTACAGACGTCACGCTCAGCTCTGACAAAAAGATAATAACGTTTACCAAGGGACTTACATTCTGGCATGCCGGGAATGATGGCTCTGGCTCCGGATTGGACGCTGATCTATTAGATGGGTATCACGCTGGGTTTGCAAATAATCAAGTGGCTCTGTACGTTAATTTCCCATCATGGGACACTTTGATTTCTCAAGGATTGTTAAGGAGTGATTATGAGAGCGCTGGGCATCCCACAGAGGATTATTTGAAAGCTATATGCAAATGGGCTATTAAGAATTATGCTAATCGTGGGGCTATAACACTACAAGGAAAAGTAACTCCTAATTCCGCTGGATGGCTTGTGTTATCATTATATAGTAGCGATGGGTATGATGCGACAACACTATTACCTAAGTATTGTAGTGGGCAGTTCAATAGTCTTAGTGGAAATTTGCAATTGTTCGGCACGGAGAATAATAAGTGGAGATATTCAGGGGCATTTGTCGGAAACGCCTCAAGCGCCACGAAGCTAATAACGGCCCGAACAATTTGGGGACAGTCTTTCAACGGTACTCAAAACGTTAGAGGTAATATGAGTGACGTGGATCATATTTATATGAACAATAATAATAACTTTTTCATAAAAGACACCAATGGCAACGATATAAATGTTCTTGTTTTTAATGCCAACAATAGCCTACATATAGGTTATGGGGCGGCGACTAATAATTACTTATCATGCTTAGAAGGAAACATGATTTTATTTAGGACTACTGCTTCTCATACCGAGAGAATGCGAATATCAGCCGACGGCAATGTCGGAATCGGGACATCATCCCCAGTAGATAGACTGGAAGTTGCGGGGGCTATTACGGCTAATGATATATATCCTAGAAGTAATAATTCTTATAGTGTTGGCTACTCATCAAGAAGGTTCTCAAATGGATATTTTACGCAAGGCATATACGTTGGAAACGTTAATACTAATGCTAATAGTAATAGCGGTAATTCTTGTGTTGGCAAAGGATACTTGGAATTGAATGCTACCACCCCCTATATCGACTTCCACCACGGTAATAGCACAGCTGATTACACGTCCCGGCTCATAACCACGTCAAGCGACACGTTGAATTGTACGAGCAATTTCACGTCTAGCAAAAATATAAGAGCCACTGGCGATGTTGTGGCATATTCCACAGGGAACGCTCCAGCTCCATTTAAATACTGGTATCCATCGGTTGATACGAGTGGTAACCTTAGCTGGACGAACAGCACGTCAACGACTACTCCAACCACGAGGAACATCCGTGGGCCGCAAGGGGCTACCGGGCCACAGGGGCCTAAAGGTGCTACCGGCCCACAGGGGCCGACTGGGCCACAGGGGCCGACTGGGCCTGCAGGACCTTCATTTTCTGGATATCTTAATGGCAGATTCACGTCTAATGGGGTACAGCTGGCTTATAGGTCTATATACGGGGGGTATTATTGTAATTGGAATCATGGCGGGAATACTATGACTATATCCATCACCCAGTCCGGGACAAACTGGTCTAAGGGGTTTAGTTTCGCGGATAGTGGTAACGCTACCGCCAATGGAGGTAGCTGGATAAGTAACTCAGACATGAGAAGAAAAACATATCTGAGTGATTTTAACATAGATCTCCATTCGTTGATACCCGTGAAGCTATTTTATTATTTTATGAATGACGATAAGGATAAGGTAAGGCAAGTCGGGTTGTCCGCTCAGCAGATGCT